GAGGCCGTATATACTAGCTACGACTCCGATAAAGAGGGACTGGTACCAAAAAGGCAGATTTGCAAACTTGTCAAAGAACACATCTATCTTTTCTTGTATGCTTGGGTCATCGCTAAACACACTCCATATCAACAATAAAATCGGCAAACTTATGAGGATCAAAACGAACTCGTCTTTCCATCCCTTGTCGTTTGACTCTCTCACTGTTGCTTGATACTCGACTTCACCATTAGCCATTTTTTGTGCATGCAACATAGCAGCATCTGACTCGAGCATTTTGCGCTTCTGTCTATTTGTCATTATATGAGTGCCAGCGCCGATTGCTAGTTTGACTACGTCAAGTATCATGTGATTATGCGATTATTGCTATGATTATAATTACGATGACTGCTGCACCGATAATTTTGGTTTTCTTGGATGTGTCGTCCCACTTTTCCATTAACCATTCTTTTGCTGATTGGATCATTTGCGTCTCCTCTTCTGTTTTATGCCAGCTTCGTTAAGTGCGATAGCTATGGCTTGCTTCCTATTCTTAACCTTTTTCTTAGATTTTCCAATATTTAATTTACCTTTTTTAAATTCACGCATTACCTTACTGACTTTGTTTTGTTTTTTGTCAGTTGTTTTACCAAGTTTTGATCTGTTAATAACCATTAAAATAAAGGTCCCCCTTCTAAAATATAACGAATTCCAAACCCTAAATCATACTCAGGCAACTGTGTAATTTTATCTATCGTAGCCCTTTGTTGTTCTGTCATGGAATTATACAAAGCTGTGAGGTCTTGTTGGATTTGTTCTGGATCTTGTTGAGGTAATCCAGAGTCATCAGTTGGTGGTTGTTCTGCAGGCACAGCTTCTGTTTCTGCCCCGCCTCTATCTGGTGCTTGTGTTGAGACGGCAGGACCTGAGTAAGTAGCTCCAAATTGATCAGCAACAGCTTGTGCCGCATCAGCGTCAACAGTATAACCTTTTACGTTATCCGCTGGACTATAAAGAGCATTATAAAAAGCTCTTTCAAAAGCCACTCTATCTTGTTCGTTATCTAAACCATAATTATCAGTGTCAAACCCTAGGTGTGTGCTCACTCCCAAACCGCCAAGATAACCTGTTCCTATAGTTTCACCTTGTTCATTAAAGCTAGGGCGAAAATTAAGCATACTTAATCCTATTGCAGTTGGACCAATATTAGGCAGACTAAGAGTCGTGTATTGACCGACAGGAGTTTGAAGAGCGCTTTCCATAGTGCCTATTGGATCTGTAACCGCTCCATAAACAGCTGATGGTATACCAGCTATTGTCTCACCTAAATTTGCAAAATCTTGTGCTATCGCCTCACCAAGACTTAAACCTAAACCTTTTGACGTATCATCAGCATCATCATCCGTTGCTTGAGCAAAAGCTAAAGTGGGAGCAAAGTTAGGTGAAAACGTTGGGTTCACTGTTGGTATTGATGCTAAACTAGGAGTAAAAGGTGTCGAGAAGGGTGATTTCTTTAATGCATTCATTCTCTGTGCAATACTAGCTAGTGTAGCGTCATTAAATGCAAGAGTTGGTTTGTTCGGATCTTCTTTCAAACCCATTTGCACTGCTGTTTGAGTTAAAGCTGGATTGTTTACTATGGCAGCTTGAATTGCAGGGTCTTGACCAAGACTTGGGTTCATTGCTAAAGCAGTTTGAGCTGCTCCAAAACTAGGTGAGTTAGGATTGGCGAGAGCGGCTTCAAGAGCTTGATTAGAAAAAGGTGTGCCTTTTGATAAAAGCCCCACACCAAAACCAACCTGTTCACCCTCATCTCCATACGTTACCGGGTTTTTGTCCTTATCTACTAAACCAGTTACACTTGCACCTCCACCACCGGTATCCGGGGTTGACAGTCCCCCTGGACCGGCTACACCCACATTAGGAGAAGTGCTCATCATGCCACTCTGGCTTATACCTTTTAAACCACCCTTATCACTTTTGTTGCCACCTTGGTTGCCACCATTTGAACTACTTGAACCACTACTTGAACTACCACTTGGGCCACCGTGGTGACCTCTATAGCTTCTTATACCTGCTTTTGTCATCTCACCAGAGGCACCTTTTGACTTTAATAGATTAGCTTCTGCTGGTGTTATAAAAGCGAGCTGGTGTCCTTTGGGAGCAGCTTTATTTAATTTTTTTCTAGCTTGTTCATAGGATATTTTTTTGTCAACAGCCATTATTCTTCCTCTACTACGGCTGCTTTCATGTCTTTTACCCCTGCTTTTGCAAGTGAAACAGCCGCCCTAAGCTTTTGATGTTTGTCATTTTCATCAATTTTTTGCTCTGCAATATCCTTGTTTTGTATCAATCTGAGCCTGTCAATCTCGCTTCTTTCCTCGTCTGCATCGCGTTTTCTTTGCTCTTCTCGTGCTCTAATTTGCACTTCATCAGCTTTTAAACGCAATAATGGGTCGTTATCAATCTGGTTTAGCACCTTTTTCTCCTCTTCTAGGTACTCTGCAGTGGTTTCAGCTATCAAAACAGACTTTCTAGACTCAATTTTCTCTGTAATTGACTTAACTTGCTGTTGCATGGCCATTATTTGTGGGTTTTGTTGCATCATTTGTGGATTTTGAGCCCCCATCTGTTGCATTTGCATCGCCATTTGCTGAATTTGTGCCAATTCTTCCTTATATTCAAGCTGAACTTGCTCTTGAGCCATCAAACTTATGTGTTCTAGTATGTTTTTTTGCACTGCAACCAAAATTGGTGGGTTTGTTCGTGCGATTTGCGTGCCCATGAACGATAAATGCGCTTTCATGTGTGCTGTATGGTCTTGTCCAGGGAATGCCTTGAAAGGTTTTTGTGATAAAGCCATCATGTGCTCAACACTTGGGTCCATTGGAGCTGCCGGTTGTGGTGGTGGTAGTAGAGAATCTATATTTTTTACACCCAACGCTTCGTACATGTCACGATACGCATTGTACAAGTTGTGCATCTTTGGATTTGACATAGCCATTTGTAATTGTGTTTGTGCCATTGTCAGTCTTTGTGTTTGTGAGAATATGTTTGGATCTGCAACAGGTATGATATCCACTCTTGCATCAAAGTCTGTTTGTTTAATCTGTCTCTGTCCACCCACAACATCGTATGGATAAACAGGTGGTAGATAGATTGCAAAGACTTCACCAATAAGCATGAACTCTTTTTTCATCGCTGCATATAATCTTTTGTGTATTGCAGACATAACCCGCGAGCCACGTTCCAACAATGCAACAGTCGTGCCTACTGCAGCGCTTTGATTGCCGTCACCGACTTGCATGTCAGCTATGCTTGCAAAACGTTGTCCTGCATTGACAACAACACCCATAAGTTGAAGAAGCGTGTTGTCTGGACCTTTGTAAGGTAACATTTGGAACGCACCTTGAAGAGTTCCACCAGGGGCATCTACATCACGAAACTCACCCGGCTGCAACGGTTGAGCTTCATCACGAACTCTGATGCCTCGCATCTTGAATCCGGCTGGTAAATTAGACAAGGTTCCGGCGTCTAAGAGTTGTCTTAGAGCGGCTGTAGCAGTTCTTGATAAACCACCGATCATATGAATTAAACCAAATCCATAGAAGCCTAGTCCTGGTAGGAATTTAAAGTGAACGAAATAATCTTTTCGTTTTCTTAGTGGATCACCATCCACAAAGTTTTTTCTAATTGATAAAACCTCAGAGCTGCTTTCTTCAATGGTTACTATGTATGGAAGCTTGATACCTGTAGGCTCTCCATCAGCACCATGTCTTGAAAACCGTCTTCTGTAATTTCATCTTCATGATAAGCAGGTGTGCCTAACTCTACGTCTTTATAAAAACCACCGACTTGTAGTTTTCTAAGTTCGTTGGCGTTCATTTTAATTACATGTATGATTGCCTCTGCATCATCTAATGATGATGAGTTATAAGGCACGACCAAATCCTCTGCAGGCACAAACTTGGATACACATCTGCCCATCGCTTGGTCGTAGTAAACTTTTTTAAATGTAGAACCAGCAAGTGGTAAGTTAAATAACATTTGGTCAAACTCAGGTTCGTATTCTGGCATCTCACACATAAGTTGATAATTCATAAATTCTTTTACACGCTCTGCTTGGTCTTCTTTTTCTTTTGTATGTTTACCCATAATGCGTGTTCTAACTGGTCCGTTTGCAGGTAATAATTCTTTGTATGCTAGTGCTTGAAACTGTGTGACAGCCTCAGCCAATACTGGATGTGTTGCACCACTTGCACCTTGAAATGGCTCTGTTCTGTCTTCGTATTTAAAACCAAGTAGGTCTAATCCTTTGATGTATGATTGCTCCCAATCATCTCTTGATGATTTATATTCTTGATAGTCACCAATTAAATCTGAAGCTAGTGGATCTAAGATGTCATCCTCTAATAATTCAGCTAAGTTTGCGTTGGGATCACCAACTTCCATTGCCATTGCAGCAGGATCAAAATCTATCTCTACTCCGCCGTCTTCTGTTGGTTTAACTTCTATTGGTGGTTTTTGTTCCGCCAATGGTACTTCTAGTGCCGCTGCATCTGGTTCAACAACCATTTTTGATCGTGTTGGTTTTTTAGGTGCCTCGAATAATCCTTTGTCTATTGCCATTATTTTCTCCTCTTAAATAAACTGCCAACGCCTACTGCGCCACCGTTTGCAAACTGTTTGTGATAACCGTCTCGATAAAGAGCCTCTATAACATCATCAGGAACATCTTCTGGTTCTATCCCCATGTTGTATGCAAAGTCCACTCTAATTTTTTCTTTGTCAATTTCTTTCATCATTTGAGATTGTGTTCTACCTTTGTATCTAGGGTCATCCATAAACATTTGTTCAATCTCATCGATGGTTCTTTTGTCTTTTGGTGTATCTATTCGTCTTGTTAAGTCTGTGCCCTCGTCTCTAATTACGTTTTGCATTTGTTTTACGTCACCTATTTTGTCCGGTGCTTTCATTCCCATCTTTGCAAAATATTTTCCTAAACCTGTAAACAGGCCACTCATTGCGTGTATCCTACCACCTTCTGCTTTCTTTGTTGGTTTTGGATTTGGCATGTATTTTATAAGAGGTATGACTTTATCGTCTTGAACCATTTGCATTAACTCATCAATACTTTTTCCAAAGTTTTCAGGATCCATCATTAACTGTTCTACTTTTTCTAAATCAACATCTTTTTGTTTAAGAGCTTTTTCTGCTCTTGCTATTCCTGACATGAGGTCATCGTCCGTAGAAAATTTTGTAAATTCTAGATCATCTCTTGTGCCTAGTGGTGTTTTTATTTGTCCTTGATCTATTCCCTTTTTGATAGCATCTAAACCTGACTCTCCTGATCTACCAAACGGCAACATCTCATCTTCGGCCATTTCGTCGTATATACTTCTAGGTCTGGTCATGGCGGCTCCCCCTCCTTCAATCACATCTTCTAAAAGTTCATCACTTGCACCCATTTGTATTTTAGATTGTAGATAAGCTTGCAGTGTTACGTCATCATCCATTCTCATTCTTTTTGGGTCATTGGGTAGGTAGGCTTCGTTTGCCCTGTTGATTATAGACTGTCTAGCCGCTTCAGGTGATGTGCCTGCTCTGTTTGCTAAGTCTCCC